CCGTTTGTGCCGCTTTGAATGTAGTATTTGAAATTTGTGCCAAGGGCCAATAAGTTGTAGCCCGACAGATTTAGCCAATTCCACAGCGCCCGACAAACACCCCACAAAGTGCCGGTAGTTGGCTTTAGCGCAGATAGGTTTGTCCCAGTGTCGGCTACCCATCCGCCAACTTTCTCTGGTTGACCAGAGCGGAAGCGAATTTTATTGGCAGCATAGTACCCACCCTCATTGGCATAAGAGGTGTTCTCTCTGTTTATGCCGGGGCGGAACTGGAGTTTTTGTAAGGGCATGATTAACCTACATTGCGCTCAAAATGAGGGCAATCAACAAGGGACTTGAAGTTGCCGCCCCAACGGTTTTTAGGGTGCAGAGTCTCCCAGTATGCACCTAGAGGGGCAAGGATTGTTTTATCCCAAATGATCTTTCCATCCTTGAAAAAATTCAAATCTATGGCGCACCGCTTTAGATGGATGGAATTCATTGTCTTGGAACGCCCCGTCTTGAAATAAATGGCTTGCTGTTCGGGAGTACGGGCAAGTTCCCCGCCGGTCACCACGAATCCTTGGTCTGTAGCGTACTGGATTAGCTTACACATGTCCAGCAAAAACGCAGCTTGTTCGGTGCTTAAGCTCATTTTTCCTCCGTTTCGCCGTGCGACAGTTTTACGCCAGCAAGCAAGCCAATAAAGCCGCCCACAATGGTCTGAAATGCTGGGCTAATCAATTTAAAGATTTCAGCGTTGTCAACCTTGTCGTCAAACAGTCCAGCCATTAGAACGCCCACCATGCCAACAACGACAATGCACAGGGTAAAGCTGACCATCAAGGTCACAAAAAAGGTTAGCTTGGCTTTCATTTTCTGCCTTTCATTTCAGCTAGTTTCTCAATGGTTCTACCGCCAAAGTATGCGCCCATGATGAGCATACCCCACTGCCCAAGCAAGGATACATAAGACTCGTTGGCGTTATAGCCAAAGGCAGACATCATGGCAAACAAAAAGTAACCTGAAAAGATGGCGATAAGCGACATAGGGCGGATGTTCTTGGACAACCAAGAATCACTGTTCATATCTGACTGCCAGCGGTCTGTGACGTTATCGTCCTCGCTCTTGGCGGCATCGGCAAACATCTGCAATTCAGCCAATTCCATCTTGGCCTTCTCAATACCTAACTCAAGCAGGCGCTCCTCATGCTCAAACTGCAACTGACGCAGATTGCTGACATCTTCAGGTGTCGGGTCGTCAGGAATCTTTACTCCAAGCGTTTTCTCAACCACCTCTTTGCCTTTGGCTTGGATGGCAGACGACAGTAGCGTCAACCCATTTTGGGCTAGGCTACCGAGGAGGGATGCAACTATTGGAATCATTTAGGCTCCTAGAGGTTTGGGGGTATGTAATTAAACCACCCCGTGATTATTGTTTTTTCTTGTGTCGGGGATGCCACGCCACGATGCGTAAACATCCAGTCAGCAGGCCATATAAGCGTCAGCCCTTTTTTTGGTTTTATCTTGGCCTTTTGGTAAAAAAATTCTGTCTCACCTGCATCAGTTACGTCATTCAGGTAGGTCATAAAAACCAGATGACGCGTATTGGTCATGCTTGATGAGCCTGTTCGTTCGCAATGCCAAACGTGGTACCCGCCTTGGGGTAAATACTTCTGTATGTTTACGTCTTCTAGAACCGCCCAAGCAGATTGGTTGTTGCAGTGCTCATATTTATTTATGTACGCATCTGCGCATTTCTGGAGGTTTACAAAGAAGGCTGTAAAGTCTGCATCGCCTGCCCATACAACATCAAAACTATCCTTTATTTCCAGATTAACTCCCCCAGAAGAAAAACCTCTGTATGGGGTTTTGGAATTGTAGTAATCAAGCACAACATCACAGAATGCCGTATCTTCAGGATACCACCCCATTATGAAGTTGTTTTCAGCGTTGATTTCGTGAGGCTGCATTTGTGTTCTGTTCTCGTTTCTGTTGTTCAAGTTCTCTACGCAGTTTTTCCATCTTTTCAATCTGCACCTTGGCATCATGCTTGGCTTCAAGTACATCCATGTACAGCATACCTAGCAAGGGTAACATCAGCGCCACCAAAATCAATGCAGCTATCCACCCCACAACTATCTCCCAATCTTGCTGAAGAGGCCGAGGAGCAACCACATATATAGGAGGAATAGGATAGTCACCAGCAGATACGCCTGCCTTTCCCTTAGAAGTCGCTCCTCTTCCCTGCGTTGCCATGATTCATCATCCCGCTTCTTCCTTGCTCTGTCCTGCTCTACCTTGATGACATCCCGCATATCAAACACTTTGCTATACAAAGCCCCCATCTCTTTAGGAGCGCCGTACACCATCGCTTCTCTAATCTCAGTCTCCAGCAATGCCATCTGGTCTTGAGCCATTACCCGCTTCAGGGCGGCTTCCATCAGGTTTGCATCAGGGTCGTAGACTGTTTTGCTTTTTTCTTCCTCTTCCCTTATGTGGTCGGCAAGCTGTTCTTGGAGTTTGAAAAATTGGGACAACTGAGTGACGATGTCTGCCATGACTTGGGTTTCGTCAACGGCAACGTAGACTTCCTTCTTTTTCGCCACAGACTGAGGCGATTTTCCCTGTGAGACAGGTGCAGTACCTGCACCAAACATTTCTCCCAGCTTTGCCCAGAAACCCCTAACCTCTTTTGCGATTCCAATGACTTCGTTGACAGTGCTTTTGACTTCCATAAAGGAAGTCTTAGCTTGCTTGTACAGACTACACCCCTGCTTAATAGCAGCGACACAGGCATTGGCAGCAAAGAGGATGCTGAGCGGATCAATTTATCAGTACCCCCAATAAATAAATACTATGCCTGTTGCGCCGGGCGCTGCATTCATACCAGCAAGGTTGTTTGCGCCATTACCGCCGCCGCCCCCACCACCCGCGCCGTATGTTGTGCCTGTTTGTCCAGCACTGTTGGACTGCCCAATACCACCTGCGCCAGTAGCGCCGTAACTAGCAACGGTGGTAGCGCCAACAGTAGTATTAATACTGTATCCTCTAGCGCCAGCCCCGCCAACAGTCCCGTTGTTACTACCAGCACCCGCATTTGGCGTTAAGATCTGTGTGCCTGTACCGCCTGATCCAGCGTAACCCCCCGTTGTTGGGCCGGGGCCTGCATAATTTGCAACTTCTCCGCCACCACCCGGCGGTGCGGTCAACACATTATTACCCCTTACGGTAACCGATGATGTAGCCCCCGCGCTTCCTGAAGACCCACCCGAAAAAGGGCCGTCTCTAGGCGAGCCTTGCGCACCCCCTGCACCAAGGCTGTAAGTAATTGTTTCGCCCGGCGTTACTTGCACGGTTGTAGAGCGAATATCTGCCCCGCCCCCGCCAGCACCCATTGCTGCTCCTGAGCGAGATGATCCGCCGCCGCCACCGCCGCCACCGCCGATACATATGATTTTTACGGATGTTCCAGATGTTATTGGTAGTGTGTATGAGGTTCCGCTGGTTAACACACCTGAGTTTCCTGCCACAAGCGTATAACCCCCAAACCCGTAAGCACGGGCGCTAGATGCTCCAAGGGTGGATAGGATAGGCATGATTAAGCAAACTTCACTTGTGAGGCCAACACTGTGTACGTCAGGTTTGCCGTCTTGACAATAGCAAATGTGTACAAGTCAACACTGTTTGCGTTACCCGCTGTTGGAGCGGTACCCGTTTGCCATTTAGGTGTAACTGACGAGCCGTCAATTTGAATTGTCGACGGGTAATAAGCCGTACCGCCATTTGTCACAAGTAAGGAACAAGTAACGGACTGTCCTGCGGACAAGATGCTATTTAAAGTACCTGTTGTAGCCGTACCAGATCCAGTACCAACGCCTGTCGCAGTGAAGATTACACCCACAGTATTTGAAGATGCACCAATCAAAGTGAAGTCTGTCGTGCCAATTGAAGCAATTGTGTAAATAGTATTGACGACAAAGCTACCAGCCGTCACGGTAGAAGTGGCGCTGGCCCTGAAGTTCAAGGTAAAGTTGGTTGAAGCGTTGCTGGTGTAGAACTGAACAGCTTGGGTGGCTATGTCAAAGTTTGTTGTTGCGGAAGGAGCAGAGGCCGTGATGGTCGCCGTCTCAAACAGTGTTTTGATATTTCCGTAAGTTCCAAGCGTAAAGTTGTTAAGCGTTGGGAAGTTAAGTGTTGGGGTTGTTAAGGTTGGCGTTGTCAGGGTTGCGTTTGTAATTGTAGGACTTGCGGTTAAAACAACTGCGCCTGTACCAGTGGATGTTGTAGACCCTGTACCGCCGTTGGCAATCGGCAAAGTTCCTGTAACGTCAGTGGTAAGAACCACTTGAGACAGTGTGGAGTTTGTACCGTCTGAGCGAAGTACTCGGTTGTTTGTCTGCGCTCCCACCAAAGCATTGATAGCAGCTTGTTGGGTTGTCTGTCCAGTACCCCCGTTAGCAATAGCAAGTGTGCCGGTTAAGTTTTGGGCTTGGACTTCATAGAAGTTTGTTCCGTCTGACCAAACCATAACCTTATTACCATTGAGAATTGCTACGCCTGTACCCGCCGCAGTTGTGTTACCGATGACCGTAGAGTTGTAAATGGTTATGGTGTAGCCGCTGTTGTTCCAGATAATGTATGTTTTTGATACTGGTGGGGCGTAAATAGCCGTTGCCGCAGATGCGCTGTTGAATTTCAAAATAGCGTACACAGACTGATTCAAGTTGGCTGTAGACGTTGGCCCGTTCACATATGTCAAAGCCTGAGCAGTAGAGGTGACCGTTACCGCCTGATACCCAGCGATTGCCGAGTCAAAAATGTAAGCAAAGTTATTGTCAGTGGTGGTTCCCCATGTACCTGCTTGGTCTCCTGAACCAATAAGCTCGACCCGTAGGCTGCTGGAATATGTACTGCTCATGTTTTTTCCTTAGTTTACGGTTGGTATAACTGACCAGCCTGTGTCAGGGTCAGTATCAATTGGCGACCAAGTTGTTCCGGGGCTACTGTTTATATTTTGCCATGTAACAGACTGGCTGTCATCTATCAGATTCCACAGGAATAGCCCCAAGACCAAATCAGAAATTGTTACAGTTTCGGATACAGGGGCGTTGTAAATACTACCGGGCGGGGATACGGCGTCTGTGGCTGTAGCGGTTTCTTCTACTGGGGCGTTAAATGTGGACGGTGCAACAAGTGGGGAGTCCGTGGCTGTAGCCGTTTCTTCTAAAGAAACAAAGAGATCTGAAAGACCTAAAACGGAGTCCGTGGCTGTAGCAGTCTCGGACAGGGCGGCGTAGAAATCCGCAAAACTCAAGACTGAATCTGTGGCTGTTGCTGCCTCGGACAGGGCGGCGTAGAAATCCGCAAAACTTATAACAGAATCCGTGGCAGTGGCAGTCTCGGACAGGGCGGCGTAGAAATCTGCAAAACTCAAGACTGAATCCGTAGTAGTAGCAGTCTCAGACAAGGCGGAACTAAAAGCAGCTCGACCTAAAACTGAATCCGTGGCAGTAGCGGTTTCAGCTACAGGAGCATTGAACGTAGATGCCGCCACGCTAGGGGAGTCCGTGGCTGTTGCTGTTTCAGCTACAGGAGCATTGAACGTAGATGCCGCCACGCTAGGGGAGTCCGTGGCTGTTGCTGTTTCAGCCAAAGCAGAACTAAAAGCAGCTAGTCCTAAAATTGCATCTGTGGCTGTTGCTGTTTCGGACAGAGCAGAACTAAAAGCAGCTAACCCTGAAACAGAATCCGTAGCTGTAGCGGTCTCGGATAAGGCAGAACTAAAGGCAGCTTGCCCTAAAACAGAATCCGTAGCTGTAGCGGTCTCGGATAAGGCAGAACTAAAGGCCGCCCGGCTTAGAACTGAGTCTGTAGCGGTGGCGGTCTCGGATAAGGTAGAACGAAAAGCAGCTAACCCTAAAATTGCGTCCGTAACTGTTGCTGCTTCAGCTATTGCCGCCGCATATATAACACCACCAAAATCCCACCCTGTGTTGCTACCCCCATCTACGTTGCCATTTGTTGTAAGTGCTTCCCAAGTTGCCCCGCCAGTACCGTTTGACTTGCTAATCGAGCAAAACGAAACAGACACAGTACCACTTGCCTTGGATAGTGTGTGGTTTGTGGATGCAGATGAACCAATGGTTATCAGATTGCCTGATGTTCCTGACAACGAAAACCCAGAAAGGAACGTGTTGGTTTGCCCTGACGAAAATATCACAGATGCTGGTTGTGTTGTATTGGTAATATTGTTGAACGTGTTTGAGTCTGTAATCGACAAATCACCAGCACCACCTTGATTAATTGTGCAGTTGTATGTAGAGCCACCACCCGAAAACGACTTAGCGGTTGCGGCAGTCATGGAAATCGTGCCTACCCCTGTTCCTGCGGTTGTGGTGAAGTTGGTAGGGCTGTTGTTGTACCAAGCAATACTACTTGCGGTAGTTATAGCAATAGTACCGCCATTAAATGTTATATTTTTTGTTCCTGTTTCTGTCTTTGCTACAGATGTTGTTAGTGTTTTACCGTTTAAATCAACTGTTCCATTTACAAATTTAGTGCCCGTTGATTGCGTCACAGTCATGGCGTCTTGCAACTGCCAAGTTCCGCCAACGCCAGCGAATTCAACAAGGTTTAAAGACACCCCATTTGAAGTGATTGTTTTTGTACCACTGGTTGCCGCAAAAAACTTACTGCCGCTATTTCCTACTAGCATAGTGGCTGACATAATTAAGTTGCCATAAATGTAAGCGTCCCCAAGCAACCCACTCCATGTGCCAGCATACCCAGTAAAGTTTAAATTTCTTACAGAACTAATGCCAGAGGTATAACCAAAGCGGAATTGATATGTTCCGCCAATAACATTAAAATCTACTGCGTTTGCTTCTGACAAGCCGCTATTACAAGTAATCGTAGTAGAGCCAACACTTGTAAAGTTTACTGTCTTTGACCCGGATATAGAAAAGTTTGTAACCGTTGATGTTTCCCATGCAGTGCCTGTGCCAATTACATCAATTTTCCCAGTTCCAAAAGCAAGTGTTCTGATGTTTGAATTGTTTGAGCTAAATAAACCCGGGCTAAATGTTAAATTATTTAAGTCTAATGTGCCGTTGGTTAACGTAGCTGTTCTAGTAGAACCCATTGTCAGCGCATCTTGAAGTTGGAATGTTCCACCAACACCACTAAACAAAAGCGGGAAATCTAATGTTTTTCCGTTTGTTGTAATTAACTGTGTCCCGCTAGTAGCGCCAAAAGTTAATGTATTGGTTTGGGAAGTTAATGACATTCCAGTGGAAAGTGTAAAGTTTCCATAAACCACTGCTGTAGTAATGTGTGAGCTTAATGTTCCTGCATAACCTGTAAAATCTACATTTTTTACACTAGACCCAGAGTCTCCAAAAAGATTTAAAGCATACGTTCCACCAGTAAAGTTAAAACTGATGGCGCTTGCTTCTGGTAAATTACCTACGCTACAAGTAATAGAAGTAGAGCCAACAGATGTTACGTTAACAACTGGAGTGCCTGTTACGGTTAAGTTAGTTCTTGTTGTTCCATTCCAGACCGTACCTGTACCCGTACAAATAAAATTGCCCGTACCAAAAGCAATCGTTCTAGTGTTTGTGTTGCTATAGCTAAACAAACCTGTGGTTAGTGTGTATGACTGAAGGTCTAATGTGCCGTTGGTCAGTGTGGCGGTTCTTGTAGAACCCATTGTTAACGCATCTTGAAGTTGGAATGTTCCACCAACTCCATTAAATGTAAGTGGAAAATCTATTGTCTTTGCGTTTGTAGTTATCTGCTGAGTTCCGCTTGTTGCGCCAAAAACAAGTGTCCTTGTAGACGAAGTTAACGTCATGCCTGTGGACAATGTTAAGTTTCCATAAATAATAGGCGTAGTTATTCCAATTTGAGCCAATGTACCAGCAAAGCCAGTAAAGTTTGCATTTCTTGCAGAATAGTTTGAACTACCTAAAAATGTTAATGCGTAAGTACCCCCAGTAAAATTAAAACTGATGGAATTTGCTTCAGATAATGCACCTGTAGATACAGTAATAGCACTAGAGCCTGTACTTGTGACGTTAACAACCTGAGTGCCTGTTGTGGTCAGTCCTGTAACTGTTGCCGAATCCCATACAGTACCTGTACCTGTACAAGTAATATTTCCTGTGCCAAAAGCAATGGTTCTAGTGAGGGAGGTAGATGAACTAAATGTATTTGTGCTTAATGTGTATGACTGAAGGTCTAATGTACCTTGGCTTAATGATATTGTAAGTATTGTCAGCGCATCTTGTAAAGTAACCGAACCACCGGGACTGTTAATCGTAGTTAATTGAGGAAATGTTTTGCCAGCACTTGTAATTTGCTGTGTTGTACGACCAGAAAACGCAAGTGTGGCTGTGGCTGATAAAGTTATTCCCGTACCGTTTATCCAACTACCGAAAATTACTGGATCATTGTTACTTGTTGACAACGTCATAGTGTTTGTCGTTCTGAGCGACATATCTATTGTGCCAATGTTGTAGTCATCGTTAACTGTTATTGTTGAACCTGATGCGGGATATGTAGCCGCAGGGAATACAGCCGTATCTTGTGCTAATGGAAACTGAGTTGCGTCTAACGCACCGCCTGATGTAGCAGACCAAGAACCTGAACCCGTATCACCCCAATTGGCAGAACCTGTTTGGCCATAATAAACAGTCTTAGCCGCAGGAAAAGTTATATTAGTGTTTCCCTTGCAGTCACCAAGTCTTGTTCCTGACAACGTCCCATGCGCCCCTGCTATTGTGATGTCTCTAAAATCAACATCAGACATTGCGGCAATGGATGCACAAGTTAATGTACGTGCAGTGTTAAAAGTGCTAGAAGAAATCTGTATGCGGTATGCAGATGCAGTACCAGCACTAACTGTAAATGTTCCGTTAATTGTTTGGTCTGCGCTAAAACTTACCGAGCCAAACCCAACAGTAGTTCTACCAGTTATGGATAGATTATTGAATGTATTTCCGCCTGTGATTGATGCCGAAGGTAATAAATTTGTTGGTGTAAACGCTACGTTGTAATAAGTAAGACCGCCACCAGCAAAAGTTGGGGAGGTGCTAGCAAAATTAATTGTTGATGTCCCAGCATTTAATGTTGCATTAGTGCTAGTTGACATAGCCCAACCAGTAGAACTACTAAATGTAAGGGTAGAACCATTAAGATTTATTGTTCTTACGTTTGAATTACTTGATGAAAATCCTCCAGCAGTAACAGCGTAATTACTTGCTGAAGTATCAAATGTGCCGTTGGTAAGTGTTAATGTGCTAGTGCCGCAACTAAACGCAGAGCCAAGTGTCCATGCACCACCTACACCGTTAAACGTAACAGCCCCACCAAAAGCAACGCCATTAGTAGTTACAGTTTTACCTGTTGTCGTAGCGTTAAATGTGGTTGTGCCTGAATATTGGCGGGTAAAGTTTGTGGCTTGAAACGTAAGACTGCCTGATACTGTTAATGCAATACCAGAACCAGCAAGGAACATCGATCCATCAAGCCCTGACGCTGTAAAGTCATTACAGACCCTTGGCGAGTTTGCCATAGTGACTGTAAATGAGTTAGTTCCTGTGTTTGAATTGACATCAAAGAATACGTTATCTGATGCAGTTGGGACAGATGCGCCACTAGCCCCGCCAGATGATGCAGACCAATTGGTTGTTTGAGTGCTACCCCAAGTACCTGCACCACCTACCCAATAGCGATCAGCCATTTTTTACTCCGCAATCACGGGGTTACCATCAGCATCTAAAACAATATTTCCATCAGCATCCAGAACATAGTTTGGTGCAGGCGCAGTAATTACAGCAATCCAGTTATCAAACCTTTGCTGTTTCATAGCTTCAATCTCAGCATCTGTAAACGCATGATCGTCAGGCAAATGCAAAGCATCTGAAAATGTGCCGTGCTGTGAGTGAAAAGAGAAGTCAATTTTTATCATAGCTACTCCAAAGCAAAAGTACCCGCCGTAGCGGGTACAAGGTTATACCCGCAAATAACTATTAACCCGCAAGGCTTAAGGTATAAGTCACGTTCAGGGTGTCGCCAGAAACAACATTGCGGTCGCCGGGGGAAGAAAAGTCAGCAGCCGAAAACAGTGTGCCGGTAGTACCAGACTTGGTACTGTCGCTTACCAAGAACGCGCCGCCAACAGTTGAAGTTGCATTGATGGTAAATGCTGCCACTGAAGCAGAGTTTGTTGCAACAGAAGGGTTAGCTGTCGTAGCTGTGGCAAACGTACAAGCAGGCCGCGTGGCATTGCTATATGGAACAACTTCAGTCCAGCCAGCATGGGAAGACATGGTGTCGCCAGCCGCAGGAGTGTTAGAAGCGCCAGCACCATACAAACCAATGAACCAAGTAGTGACTTGAGTAACGCTGGTTAACGCCGTGCCGCACATGTATTGCAGACCTACGTTAACCACAAGATTGTCTTCTTCAGCTTCCCACTTTAACGTGCCATCTTTGTCATAGCACGCCATTTTAAATCTGCCAAGCGCAAGTGCGTTATCGCCAGAACGTGTTCCTGCAACTAAACCGCTTGTAACAGTGTCGGTGCTTTTTACTTTTTCGTTAAACATGAGAGTGCTCCTTAAATGATGCGAATAATTGCTGACGTGTTTGATACAGCGGGAAACTGTACCGTGAATGTTGTGGTTGAAGTCTTGTCTGCGCCAAAGTCTAGCACGCAAACTGCCGGGTTTCCACCACCACTTTGGTAAATCAAAGCGCCACGCGCAGTAAGAGCCGAAGTCCAGACTGCGTTGTTAAAAGAGATGTAGGCCGTATTACCGGAGTTGCCTACCGTGGGAGTTTGCGCAACCGTGAGTGCCAGCCCACCAGCCGTGTACCCAGAAGCCACAACCTCGCCCGCAGCCGTATAAGCCGTGGTAGAGGCATTAAGTGTGGCGTCATTGGTATAGAGTGCAATATAGAACGTCCCCGAAGTGAAGTTGAATGTGCCGTTCATCAACCCAGTCTTAAACACGTTGCAGGAGAAGTTGCCTTGAAAAGCCATCAACGCACCCCGTTATTCTGAGGCAACGGCGCTTGGCGGTACTGCCCACTGCGGTATGCGTCGCTGCGTTCCATACCATCGCCAAGACGTTGCGCCATTGCAAGAGCCTCTTTATACTTGGCGTCATACCCAGCAATGATATCGACTTCACCCTTCATAAAGCTATAAGCCTCAACCAGTGAGCCATATAGAAGCACGGTATCAAAGTTGTCGCCCAGCCATGTTTGACCAGACGCTACAGTGGTGATTGACTCAGGGTAGTAGTAATAGTGAAGCTCAATTGTGTAGACAGTATCCGGTGTTGGGCCAAGAATAAACGACAACTCGTTTGAGATGGTTACTCCGCTTACTGTTGGACCAAACAATGCGTAATACTTGGGGATGGCTGTATCTGTTGGGGTTGGATATGCTTGCCGGATAAAATTTACATCTTTGTTCAACAAGTACTCGTAAGCGCCCGTAGCATCGACCACGGCCATTGAATACGTTGCAAGAAAATCTCCGGGACAAGACAAATACTTGTTGCTGCTAGTTGTTGTGCCGGTCACATTCTTACGCAGTGATGGGAACTGAACTGAGTTGTATATACGTTGTTCAGCCTGCGTAATGAAGGTATTGATCTGCGTAGTTGCAGATACAGTTGCTCCACTCGCAAGGTATACATCGGGGAACTGATTCTCCGTGTACGACTGAATCGTGTTATACAACGTCGTGTAATTCATGCCATCGGGCCTCTACACATCGTGCCTTTGATAGCCGCGCCAACGCCACGCATTTTAATGCCGTCGGTTTTGACTTGCTTGTCACCAGCATTTTTGCTGATGTTGCCAACGCTCATGTTGACCGTGTCGGCTTTGCTGCGGTTTGGCATTTTGCCGGGGTTGGACTCAATCCCCACAGCCTTACCAGACATATTGTGTGGTTGTGCATAGACGCTGGCGCCGCCAACTTCTTTGCCGTCTCGTTTCATGCTGAATTTAGCCATTATTTGCCTCGCTGATTTGCAACTTTAGCCATATTACGGCCCATACTCATCATCATCTCGTTGGTCTTGCCACCTTTGGCTAGCTTTGTCATAGGCTTGCCGGGATGAAGCCTTTTCTCGTGCTTATGCACGGCTCCAGCCATCATCTTTTTGTCCTGCTTCATGTCCGCTTTGTGCATTTTGAACTCCTAAGTTACAACTACCGTTACTGTACCAATTTCTACCGCTAACACCAAGTTATTTGGCGTTAAAAGAGTGTCAAACCCACTGGCTCCACCAACTGGGTTCCAGCCCCACTGAAATACCCGACTACCACCACCGCTGAAACCATCTGCTAACAAGCCAGAAACCTGATAACTCAAATCAGGACGTGGGTCGCGTATCCCTTGTGGGTCATCCACTGGGTACATACCCAACTGCAACTGCGGCTGATCTGGATCCCAGCACTGGGGGCACACTTTCAAGTCATACGTCTTGGTCTTAACAACAAGCTTTTTAAGCAGCGAAAGTTTGTACCCGAAGCCACATCGGTCGCATATGGCAATCGAGTTCTTGCCACTGGCAAACCTGTTCCCCATTAGCCACCCCCAATGAACATCTGCCTAGGCACGAGACGCAGCGCAGCGCGTTCCTGATCCTCGTCAGCCGCTGTCATCCACGCCTCGTCGTACTGCGCTTTGAGCACCACCAGCCTGTCCATACCGCCCGGCACCTTCAAAGCGATGTAGTAAGACAGTCCAGCCACCATACAGGGGATAAAACGGAAGGGTACATCCATCACATTGACACCGTTACCGGCATCTTGCACGCGACGCATACGCCAGTAGACAAACTGATATGGCTGAGAGCCGTCAGGCGTAGGCCACATGGTCACGCGGGGTACGTTATTGATGTAAATCTTGGCATTGGCACTTGCAGTATGGGCAGCAGCCGTCGTTCCGTTCTGTCCACGGAAGCAGTTGCTCAAAGTGTTGCCATCAATGTAGTTGTAGAAGATGGTTTCGCTGTCAAGGTTAATGTACCCAATGGCAGGAAGCCCAACTACGTTGGAAAGGACGATTGTGTCTGCGGTAGCGTTGACACTTGTTGCCAAAACAGCCGTTGTTGGCATGATTTGACCGTCTAAACGCTGATACCAGACCTGAATTGGCCGCGCTTGGGTCAGTTTGTTGGGTAGTGTGGCGTAGGTCGAGACGCTGATGCGTGTGATTGTCAAATCAGACTGGGTTGAAGCCACATTTGCCTGTGTTCGGATGACGTGATCGAGCAAATCAACCGTATCTGTAGGGACTGCGTAGGTGTTCAAGCCTTGAGTTAGTGGGATCGTTCCCTGCTCAAACGTCCACATGTTGATGCCACGGTTTGCCCAGTCAGCAAACAGTAAATTCAACGACCGGCGAGCCGTTCTGAGGTCATACCCCGTGCGCAACTCTGAACCCGCACGCTCAAACGCCTCCTCCACTATTTCAGTGAGGTCTAAATTAAAGCCTGCTGACCCAGAAGTTGTTGCCATTATCTAAATCCTGCCGTTTTCTTCGCTATACCTTTAGGCTGGGCCACAAACTGCTTCCCCGCCGCCTTACCTTTGCGCTTGGCCTTGGTTGTTGCAGCATACTCCGCAGAAGACAAAGACTTTATAGCCGCTTCAGGGAGATACCGCTCACCTGTTTTTGACGAAGGCTTTCCCGACTTGGTGCGCCATTTCTGGTCGCCCCAGTTTTTAAGAGAAGCCTGCGGCGCTTTCAATCTCGGTAGCCCCCGCCAGCAGCCTTGTACTTCTTGGCTACCAACTGTGCTTTACGGGCTGACCACTGACCTGCGCCAGTGCCGTGAGTTGCCGCCGCCTTGACTTGGCTGACTATACGTTTCCTGAGTTCCGGTTTCGTATAGTTACCCGCCGCGTTCACTTTCCCACCCTCTTTGTACTGGGTGAAGTCAGTATCATCCCGACGGGCTTTTTTCTTCCCGCCGGGCATTTTGGAGGGGGAAATATCCCCCATACCACGGCTGGACATCATCTCAGCACATCTTTCCGCCGGACTTCATGGTAACTATATTGCCTCTGGTTTTACCTTGGGACTCGATGCCACCGCCTTTAGCGTAAGCCATACCACCTTTGGCCATTTTCTTCATGCCGTCTTTGGCAGTGTCCATGCCTTTTTTCATCACAGGTTTGCCCATCTTAGAAGGCATCTCTGATTTTTTACCTGCTGCCATTGCTTTTTTCTTGGCAATCATTTCCATGAAAGGGTTTGCTTTAGCCATATCACCACCTCTTTTAAAAGTTTTGCCTTTGTCGGCGTTTGAAAAATCCTTGCCCACGGACTGTGGGACTCCCACCTTCTTGGCAAACGATGGGTTGTTGGCCACCGCCGCCATGAAATTGTGTTGCTTTTTACTCGTGCTTGGCATACTTAGCCACCAAGTTTTTAACAGTTTCAGTTTCCCAGATGCGGATAATCATCCACACAATGGTCAATATTCCACCAACAAGCGCTACAACTGGAGTCATCCAACCCATGAAACCCCCAAGTCCAACTACCACAGCCGCGCCATCAGTCATTGCTTTTATGTCGTTGTTCATGTTTACCTCAACATTTCCATCTTGCTAGAGAAGCCGCCTTGCGGGTGGGCTTGCCTTTTTCGTCTTTCATCGGGCCGGGCATACCAGACATACGAGCGCAGAATGACTTCTTACGTGCGCCGCCTTGTGGTTGCGGAGCCTTCAGATTGCTTCCTGTTGCTGCGTTGTACTTGGCACGACCTTTGGCAGTCAAGCCAGCCCCCTGCTTGACAGGAAGCTTTTCACCGCGACCAACAGCGAGAGAGGGGCCTTTTTTCTTAGCCATAGAACATCGTGATTTTTGCGGTTGCGGGTAGCGTTACATGAATGTCTGTTGTAAACAAAATGCCTTCGCCGGGAACAGGTAGCGTGATTGGTTGTGTGCCTGTACCAATATTAAATTGCAACCTCACAGTACCGGAAGCACCGCCGTCACGAAAAATAACATCCCCCGCTGTCCCACCAGAAATGCAATGGTATGCCTTGAGGCGGTTGCGCCCAGATACCATTGTGCCTGTAGCCTCTGTGTGCGCGGCTTTTACATCGGTTTGCATCGTCATAATCAATCTCCTTTAAAACGGGGGCCGGAGCCCCTTGGGTTGATTAGGAATCTGCAAATGGTGTAGCAACAGTGCCGGAACCAATAACATTCCCACTCACCATGTACTTGTTAGCAGCAATTGCCACGATTTGAACCCATGTGCCAGCAACACCGCCGGTAGTTGTACCGTTCAAGTTGATGAAGTCATTGGAAGAACCGTTGGCAGAGAAGCCAACCACAGCGCCAGATGTATCTGAATCAATAGAGATCACAGCGCCAACGTACAAATCGCTGGAACCAGAAGTTGTACCAATCTTCAAAGAGCTTGTAGAGATGGTAGTAGGAACCCAGATTGTGTACACAACGCCTTCGTTGTTGGCTGTGCTTGGGTCTT